CCACAGTTGGCGCGGTGTTGATGCGAGGCAATTCGAAGGTCATTCCGGAAGCCGCAAGGGTTTCGCGTGAGAGAGCATCGATAAATCCGCGATCGCCATTAGCGACGCCATTGATGAGAGTTGTGCTTTGTGGAGTTGGGATAAATCCTGCGTTGTCTGTTGTGTTGTCAGCAGCGCGGAGATATGAACGAGCATCGTCATCGCCAAGTGCGGCGCGGATGCTGTTCTCTAGATATTTTGCCTTTGTAAACTCAAGGCGAGGTGCGGTGTAGAACGCTGGTTTTGGCGCAGCGGCTTCCACCTTAGCTGCTTCTACCGCTTCTTCTACGGCAGGAGCAGGAGCGGTAGTGTCTGACACTTGGTCTCCTTCGGTTGGTTTGTCTGCTTCAGCGGTCGCCGCAGCAGAATCTTCTTTCGGTGCTTCGTTTTCTGATGCAGCGACTTCGCTAACGCGAGCTGAGTCGATAGCTGGATCAGTTACTAATGAAACTTCGTCAAGGGTGGCGCTTGTGATTTGCATAACGCCTTTGTTGTTAACCCATTCGTTAATTTGTGCGCCAACGCTAAAGCCATCCCTTAATCCTTCGGTGGCTTCGATTAACGCATCTTCTCCGGCCATAGTGTTGGCGATGCGAAATGTAGCGACAATTTTATCGTTTTCAACGGAATGGCTGATGAGCTTGCCTATCGGTCTTGTTCTGTCGTGCTCAAGTAAAAGCTTCACAGGCTTCATTTCGATAGAGTCTTTAGCGAAAACTGTTGGGCCTACCGAGGTGTTGCCTTGCTCGTTCCAAGTAACAATAGTTCCGCTAATTGTGCGCTTAATTGTGTCGGCAGCGGTTACGACCATCGGCATTTTAATTTTCATTTGGAATTAAATCTTCCTCTCGTTGAATCTGTTCAACGCTCATCGCGCCGATACGATTTAGGATTTCATAGACTTGAGCGCGTTCCAAAGCGTTACCGCGAAGGAAGTCGTCTAACGCGAAGCGCGTCATTACTGGGTTAGGCACAAAATCCGGCAATGAGAGCCTTTCCTCAATCGCTTTAAGTATTGGGCGAAGTGAGAAATCGACTAGTGAGCGCCGCTCTGATACCGCGTTTGAGTAAGTCATTGAAGTAGTTTCGGCGCTCAAGAAGTAAGCAGGTATTCCACAAGCGCGAGCTAATTCGAGCGCTACGTATTGGCGAGCCTCTGCAAGTTGTAATGACTTAGGATCGAAACCAAATTCTTTCAAATCTACATCAGCATTAAGAAAAGCGGTTGAACGAGTCTGGCGAGCAGTTTTCCAAGCGCTAAGAAGTGATGAAATTCTTTCAGCGGTTAAATTTGTGCCGTTAGATTTGATAACCATTGAAGGCGCTGGTTCTTTTGCGTAATTTACAGCTGCGTTTTCTAGAAATACCGCCGCTGAAATTGTTTTACCAGCTCTGTGAAGTAATCCTTCATCCGGGCCATCAAAACGAATAATTGAACCGACACCATTCATCGGCACAACTTTACCATCAACTCGATAACCTGTGATTTCGGTATTTTGAGAATTAGTTTCAACTGTTACGCGGTCTGGGCTAACGCGCGTCCAAGCGCGAACGCGTCCGCCATCAGTAGCGGCATACATTTCTAAAACTTGTCCGTAGCCAACACCATAAAGCCAAATATCTTCAGCAAGCCAGTTATAAATTACAAAGCCGGCAACGCGAGGATCTGGTTGGTTAATAACGCGATGCGGATCTACATAAGCGCCAGTAATGCGGTTGAAAGTTGTTAAAGGTAACGAACCAATTGTGCCGCAAATGATATTTCGAGCGCGAGCAACTGACGGCACACTCATCGCCATTGCGCGAGTTGTATTTGTAGCTCCGCCAAGAATGTTATAAATCTGATCCTGTATCTGGACGGGAGTCAGCGCGGCAGTAACGTCAATCTTTTCAGATGCGCTTACTGTTGGAAAGAAGAAATCTCTAATAGCACCCATTACCTCAGAATTGTAAGGGGTATGTGCTACACAATTACAATATCAACACCATCATTGGCTTTTGTGGCATAGTGAGTCGCCATAGCCGACGCAACCGCTCCACAAATAACCGCATTACTCACTTTTCGACCCATTACCCAACCGCCGTCACCGAAAGGTAGTTTGACGGCGGATAGGCATTGTTTAGTCAGCTCATCTTGTCCCGAGTGAGCTAAGCGCTGAGATGAGATTGCTCCCAGTAACTCATCGCAGCTTTGCGCATAGTCAAGGCCATCTATCGGCTCAGTTCTGATTCCTGCCGGTGCTAATCGCGCAGCAACGGCCGAAGCGGTTCGGGCTGAGTAGGCGACTAGTTGGACGGGATACTTTCGCACCCATTCCGCCAAGTCATTAGCCAAAGCTTTATCATCGAGATTAGACGGGTTGTGCCAAGTCTGCAAGAGGATGACTTGGAATTTATCGCCTTCTAACTTTTGGCTTGCTACTAGTGCCGCTTGTTTTCTATCAGGACTGAGATCGATAGCCAACCAAGTATCAGACTCAGGATTGAGCCGAAGCCCCTCAACTTTACAGCTTTCCCATTGTGACGGACTGATAACAGGGTTGATCGTATCGACCCATTGACATAAAACTTCTGTGCGCACAATATCTTCGGGATCTGACAATACGGCGCGGATATTGTCGGGGTGGACTGTGTAACCAAGTGACGGGTTAGCTTGGCAGACACCTAGCCAAAAGTCCGGTGAGTTATCAAATTTAAGTCCGTTAGGTGCAGACCATTCGAACCAGCCAATATCGTCAGAGCCGCCGTGAATTGCTGCGTATGCTCGCTCGCGTAATTTGTTTAAGACTATCGAATGTTGATCTCCAGCATTGGAGTAGACCCATATTTGAGGATTAGGGCTAGCCATTTGGGTATAACGCAAAGCAGACCAGACATCTTCATCCTTATATTCGCGAGCTTCGTCCAAGTGAATGGTTTCAGGTGCGGCAATACCTCGACCGGCTGAGTTATTAGCTCGAACTATGTATCGACGGCCTTCGGTAAATTGTAATTCTTGAAATCCTTTACTTTCCAGCTTCTTAGTAAACTCGGCAGCTAGTCGGGGAGTTGATTCGATAATTCCGTAAATTTTGTAAAACAATTCGGCTGAGGTTGTGAGCTTGTGGGCTGTGTGAACTTGTAACTTTTCCTTCAGAACGTAAATTCTAAATAAAATTTGAAGCGCCATAAACGTCGATTTACCCTGTTGACGTGCGCACAAAAGAGTTACGACTGGATGCGCCCATCTGCCGTCTGGCTTGTATTTGAGCGAGTGATGAGCTAGCCATTGTTGCCAAGGAAGCAGTTCGTAGCCTATTTCCTCGCAAAACTTAATCATTTGCTCGCCGTGAGAGGGTAAATCGCTCAGTTTTGTGTGAATTCGAGGGTTTACCACACCTCGGTAAGCCGATTCATCCCTAACTCGGGCGATCTCAGTTGATTCAGTCATTAAAATCCATTTTAGTCCGAATAATGCTTGGCCGAGCCATTTTCAGGGAAAATCTTCCCGATGGGGGTCGTGGGTGTCCGTGTGCGCTCAAAAAAGGTAGGGGTCATACGATCGCGCTTACCGCTATTGCATTTGATACAAGCTGCAACCATATTGGTAGCTTCATCCGTTCCACCTTTGCTAATGGGTATTAAGTGATCGACTGTGTTGGCTTCCTGTCCGCAGTAATGGCAAGTGAAGTAATCGCGTTCTAACACCACCTTGCGAACTCTTTGATAATAGGCTGAGTTATATCTCTTGTGACTCAATGCCAGCCCTTAGTTTCAAAGTGATGTAATGCTTTACAACTGTCATTGTATCTGTGACGTATGTATTTGATAGAAGCTTTTATCTGACCTTGAGGGCTAAGGTCTCGATACCAAGTGGAACGCATTTGCCCAAGCCCATAGTGAGAGCCATTCCTAGCCTTTGGATTCCATCGAGACTCGTAATGTATAAGCCAGTTAAAGCATTGAAACTCTTGCCAAGTAAGAAGGTTGTAAGCGTAAAGCTTTAGATTCATATTTATATTTGCTTTTGATGGCTGTTGATAAATCATTGTGAACATCGCTGTTAGCAGCGTCAAAGCCATCAGGCGGAGACAATAGCTCCCCCCGACACTTCGCCTAGGGCCAGCTCCCGCGCCCGCTCGTAGCGAGAGTGTAATCCCCTTGTCAAATATCTTACGCATAGGTTTTCCTATCATCTCACTATTCGGACAAGAATAAATACTATTAACCCTCTAACTCCAATACTTTCCTCACATCAATCTCATTAGCTCCATTAAGCCCAATTATGGCTTGTTTGAGCTTTTCCCTACCTTCGCCGTGAAACTTTGTAGTCAGATAAGGTTCAGACTCGCTACCCTCTAACCAATCGACCGGTTCACCATTGGGATCAATAACTAACTCATCAACGTAATTAAATTTATCCAATATCGCATCAACCGACGACTCTCTTACCTGTTCAACTATTTCACTAGGCACATTTGCTTTCACCCATTCAACGAACTTCCTATCCGATTTAATAATCCACTTGAACTTCGGCTTAGTCGTCGTTATGTATGCGATTACCTCATCACCCAATTCAGCCTTTACTCGATCAGCTCCTAGATTGTCCATCTCCGTCTTGAGTTCGGCTCTTAGCCCGTCTTTGAGTCGCTTTGCTTGGTCTGCTAATAGGCTTATTGCCGCTAGTTTCAGACTCAAATCTTTGATTGCCATTTTGCTCCCTAACTTTCGCTCGTCTTAATCTGGTTTCTAATGAACTAAGTTCAACGCCCATATCTCGGGCAATAAACTCTTTGTCGAAGCCCCACTCAAGCATTTGCCGGATATATCTGATTGAGTGGATTCTTCGTTTTACTTCTCCTTGCTCGCCCATCCGTCTCCTTTAAAATGGGTCGGTGTTGGCGTCCATACTCGCCACATCCGCACCCCACAATTCTGACAGATTACTTCTTTAGGGGCATCAAAGCCGAGTGCGACATCCGTAATGGCTTCACATTTATCGCACTTGAACTCATATATCGGCATCTATGAACCTTTCAAGTGTGGCGTTGCCGTTCCAATAGCGTTCTTTAATGCGCTCCTGCCCATCAGCTATTCGGCAGATTCGGCATTTAGCATTAATCATCTTGTAATTGCCACATTGGTCGCAGCGGCCTATCTCATCCTCTCGATTAATCACTCGATCTACTGGATCAAATAGGCGCTGCTCAAAGCAATTCTGACATTCCATTAACCAGACTTCATCGCCTTCGGTTATCTCGCTGTCGTATTTAGTTACGAAGCTGTGGACTGTCACCTTCTTACAAGGCCCACACTTAAAAGGGTGTGCGTCTTTCACTTTTGAAATACCCATTTACCATCTGATCCAATTCTCATCCATTTAGCGAGATGGCCGGATTTTGGTCTCGGGCATACCCACCCGCGATATTCTTTGCCTTCCTTTGTGCCTTGTTTAAGAATCATCGGGCCACAACCTTCAGCACATAGCGGCACTTCATCTACCACTTCTGCTCCGAATTGTTCTGCGATAGCCGTAACATCCCAGACAATCGGTTCAGGGTCGTTTGGTCTTGTCTCTTTGATAAATTCGGCGAGTTCAGGCTTGGTCGTCTGAATTGGTTTCTTTGGGCTAGGGCTTGGCTTTGCAAAATATCCAGCGAGATTAAGAGCTCGTCCAAGAGAGCCAGTTTCCGCAAGTTCCAAAGCATATTGCTTTGACTTTGATTCCGAACTAAGTCCGGTTGTCCAAGCCGCAGCATCCGCTTCAGTCCGATAAAGCTCGCATTTAACAATATAGACATCACAGTTAGGCGTAAGCGATTCCTCAAGGACGTGAGTTTTAATCCGATAGTCTGGAAACGCATTTATAAACTCCTTTAGTCTGTCCTGCACACTTACATAATCATCAAGGTAATTCGACATTTAACTTCTCCCGTCCAGCGAACTCATCGATCGCCATTTCTAGTTGCTCTTTCAATGACCAAAACGTTCCGTCTGGCCAGTTCTGCACCTCATCGGCGCAAGGTTGGCAATAAAACCGAACTTGTGCCTTTCGGATTGGGGTTTCACTTTGCACTTTCCATACAGCTGGCGTCTGGGCTTTTAAGTGCCAAGTGCCATCTTTCATTTGTCCATAACGGCTCTTACAAATATCGCACCACTGATGCTGGTTATAGTTGCGAATCAGACTCAACGTCATCCCAATCTTCCGGTGTAGAAAATCGGCATCGACCCAAGATAGCGGCGTATCCAATGAGATCGAGATACGAATCCTCGCGCTCTGGACTTTCCACCATTCTGCTGAGTTTTGTTGCGATAAAGATAAGCGATACGTCAGCTGGGTCTCTGAGCTGAATACCGAGGAGTTTCGCGATTTTGTAAATGCGTAAAAGATTGTGCCTCGGGTCGCCATATTCCATCCCCCTGTCTTCGAGGGTGTTACCAGCGTCCGAGAGCCAGTCACTTAACGATCTCTCTGACATTTAAACTGCTCCGTCCTCGTTTATAACCTTCGTTAAAGGCTTTGGCTTTGATGGCGACAATTGTGCGAACGCCTAAGTAATACACCGATATAACGGCTACGAAAATGATTGCGTCATTGAACATCGGCGTTCACCCCGAATCGGTCTAGCCAATAAGCTGAGATTTCTTCGCGGCTCAAACGCCCTCTAACTGATTTTCTACCTAGCGATTCAATTGCATATCTGCGAATTATTTGGCCTTTAACGTAATTTTTACCATCAGACCAAGCGCCAGAAGTAGAATCAAATCGAATTACTGCTGGATCTTTTACCATTTAGTAATCATCTCCTTCATCTCATCATCCAACTGGGCTATCGGATTGTTGTTGGTTCGGGTGTAAATATTGCCGTTGCTGTGAATTGAACCTTCGCCAACAACAAAACCCTTGTATTTAATATCAATTCCATCACCGACTTGACCAAAGAATTTAAGTTCTTCGGTAACTTCGTAATACAAGTGAAACCCGTCGCCGGTGCTAACTGTGTAGGTGGGCTTCATCCAATCTTCAATTTGTCCACCATTACGAAAATCGACATCCAAAACAACTAAACCGCTAGCTTGGCAGTTGATCCCGTAATTCATATTCGGATCGACTAAAAACCAAAAATCTATTAGTTTCCAATCGTCCGTAGCGTCAAGATGACCTCTTTTAATAAGGTCAAAATGAGGTAATTTGTTGTGCGATTTAACTGGCAGGACTTTCCAACCATTTAAAACCGCTTGAGCAGCGTGACCTTTAATGGATTTATTCTCAGCGATAATGGCTAATTCCTTCGCTAAGTTGCTCATATATGACATTTGTAGCTCCCTTCTAAACCCTAAAAATGGATTTAGTGGGATAAATGTATTTAATTAAATGGATTTATACAAGTAAGAGTTCGGAGTGTCGTATATCTAGGA